GTATTTACACGGTCAACATATTGAGTCACCACTTCAGTGGAGATCTCTGAATTTTTCTTTTCCATTTCTGCAGTTAATGTTGCATTCTTAGCAGCAAATCTTTGCAGTTCCACCTCAGCATAAGCAGATCCCTTCATGTAACCATAAACAAAGACACCAATAAATGCTGCGGCAATCGCGAGCAACTTATATGGTAATGGAATCATTCTGAGCATATCAATTTCCCTCAATTATCCTATATTTATTCTTATGAATTTGCTATCAATAGAATACTATATTCACAAGATGCCGCAGTACCAGTGTTAGCAGCAATCATCGTAACATCTAAGTCTGTTTTCTCTGGCAGTTGCAGAGGAACAGCGAACGTATAATCAAATGTTGATTGATAAAGTAAGAATGTCATGGCGCGATTGAAAGATCCGCCATACAATCTATACTTGAAATAACCTGTCCCGTCCTGACCCTTACCAATATTGGCAGTTCCCTGCATTACATATGCGGTGTATCCAGCAGGAACAGTGTATTGTGCATTTTGTGCAACACCACTATCAGGAGCGATATGCCCGACCGTTGAACCATTTCTTTCGAGGTGAATCTCACCTACGTTGCTAGTAGAACTACTATTATATCTAACAGAATTGATACGGATAAATGAACCAGTTGTCACAACAGGAGTTGTTCCATTTAACGTAATTGTTTCTGTCTGTGTCGCCCATGTGGCGGAATTTAGACCGCTGATTATAAGAGAACCAGTATCACTGGCGGAAGAACTATAACAACTTAGAGTTCCACCTGCACCCCAACCAGACCAAGGATAAATGACAGAGTGTGTCCAGAAACTTTCCTCAGTCCCATTTCCAAATGCAGTATTAACACCTGTCTTAAAAATACCAGACATACCTGGAACTAGACCACGAGCAACGTTTAGACCGAATGTGCTATTCTCAGAAACAGCAGCACCACCTGCCAGTGTTACTGGTAGAGGATTAGCAGTTGTTACGAGTTCACCATCCGATGTTACAAGACCATGAGTTTCATAGAATTCGTCGTTCGCTCTAATTTGTGCCATCTTAAATTCCTAGAAACTGTTTTAATGAAATTGACTCTTGGATTCCAAGACCACGTCGAACATCTTTATACATCTCACGTTTATGTGCAGTTGACATAGAACTTGGTGCCATTGAATGAAATGTTTTCTCATCACCAGAAGATGCTGCCTTGCGCATCTTAGTAGCAGATGCACCAGCGACACCCTCGTCAGCATCAGTTCTTGTTCCGCCGACTGTCTTTACCTTGATCGAATCAAAATTGAAATGACCATGGCGACCTTCGACATTATTATACTTGTGTATTAATGCGTGATATTCATGTGCTCTATCGGATCCAGCATGAACAACTAGATGCTTGACACCTTGACTGTGCAACTTAGACAAGTGATGGAGTAGAGTCGGTGCACCCTTACTCAATGCTTCGACATTCGCAGTCTGGAATGCACGCTTGAGGTGTTTGACTTTGAGGTCTGGCGTCAGCGGATTCTTATTACCATCATGTGTTGCGGTGGTAAGGATTGTATGATGTGCGTTGTCCTGTCTTGCAGCATTAAGAACATGATTGATCATCAGCGCATGACCAGCATGAACAGGTGCAAATCTACCTATTGTCAAGTGATGTGTTTCGCTCATTATCCTCTGCTCGCTCTTAAGATTTCACTACGTGCACGATTCGCTGCGGAGAATCCTTCGCGGTCAACAATCTTCAGACCATTGTGGACATACCCCTCGCCACCTGATGCAGCACCACCAATTGATGTGCGAAAACCACCTGCTCCAGAAGAATCGATTCCTCTAGCAAGGTGGTTAGTTGCTTGTTGTAGGTGGTGATGTATTTCAAATGTTTTGTAGAATTGTTGTTGGTTCTTAGAGACATGATCAATCATGTCATCCATTACTTTTTTCTTAGCAGTTTTTGTCTTTTCAGTCTTAACAGCATCAATCTTTTTCTGATGCCACTTGGCAAGATAACTTTTATATCCCTGTGCCGAGGGTGTCTCGTTAGAAGTAAGAGTTGAATTAATATACTGTCTAAGAGTTTGCTCGTGCCCAACATGATGATCATGACCATGCGATGCCATCATTTGTTCTGCCTTTTTCAGATGTTCATCTGCTTTAGACTTATATTCTTTCGGGATTTTGTTTTCGTCATTAGAAACAAGGTGCTGAACAAGATGAACATCAGGATGATTGTTAAATCCTGCTAGACTTGCCAGCGGTTTGGCACCAGCGGAAGTTAGTTTGCTGTGAATTACAGCACTTACTTTAGATTTAGCAAGTGCCTTCCCCTCAGGACTATCAGCGTCTGTGTCATATTTAATTGTGTTTGGTGTGTGAGAGATGACACCATTTTCATGTTCTCTAGATTCTCGATCTGACATGTATCCGCCCTGATACTCGCCTGGAGTATGCGGAATAACTTTAGGAAGATGTTGTAATAGTAATCCCAGAGGTTTAGCGAGGTATGGTTTGTGACCATGCTGCTTTTCAATATCATCTTGGGAGAAATTGTAAGAGGAACCAGTTCCCTTATACTTAACACCGACTTTACCGTCTGCTCTACGAATAACATTGAATGACATTTTGTCATCAATCTTACGAGTCATGCTTGGTGCTTTGCTCGAAGAAACCTGCTTCAGAGTTCTCAGTGCATGTTTTGCTGCTTGTGGTCCATCGAATAATCTATCGGATGGATGCTCAATGTGAAGAATTGCTGCTTCAGAAAGGAATGATATGAAACTTTGCATAGGGATCCTAATATAATGTTACCCCCTATTTATAACAATTCTTTCCCATGTAAAATTCAACTTAGTGTCTGTGTGCACAATAGATTCTATGTCAAACCGTGGGGTGCGAAATACCATGTTCTCATCGTCATAAACTGGAATCCTAATAGTATCATCCACTCTCGCTTTTCTACCACCACGTCGACACGTCAAAACCAACCAATCTAAATTGTTTTTTTGATACTCTTTTTCAAGATGAGATAAAAGTTCACGATCTCCATGATGAAATGGAACGAATGACTCATCATAACCACCAGAATCCAAGAATATTTTTCTTGGTATAAGAAATTGATTTAATGCCATATACGTGTCTCCTCGACCTTGAAACTTGGCATTTAGTTCATACCAAGAATTAAGATCGAGGGATTCTTCTTGTAATCTGTTAAGATCGGATGGTTGCAGTGTGTAGTCTATGTCTAGAAACAATAACCAGTTAGACTGTGCTAATCTTGCGCCAAGATTGCGACAACCATGACTGTTAAAACCAATATCTTCAGTAACTCTATACAATGAAAAATTAATATTATCATTTAATTTATGTTCTCTAAGAACATTTAATGCAGGTTCTATCTGAGAACCATCATCAATTAATATAATATTTACTGGTGTAGTAAAGTTATTCCATCTCTCGATTTGGGTTTCGAGATAGAATCTCTCATTGTAATATGTTTGGATTATTGTTATATTATTGCGCGACAATTCCTGCCATCTCCTCGGAGGCATCTACGACAGTCAAGTCAGTTGCAGGAAAGTCCACCGATTGCGTCAAGTGATACTGCATGTATTCATTATGCGTCATCATTTCATCAATATACAGTTGCCACCCAGAAAGAGTTTCGTGCAGTTGTGGATAGTGATTCTCGATCATGTGTCGCTTAGAATCCATGACCTTACCGATCTCGGGTAGCGTCGGTTCAGAATCAAATCTAGCAATGATGTATTCTTTGCCGCCAGTTGCTCTCCATAGAGGCATGTCTTCTGTTCCGGCATTGGTCCACACCAATGTGGTTGCAACCAACTTCAATTTCAATTCTTGTGTTTCAGTTTCTTCCGTCATAATCTATCCTCTTACTATAAAATGGTGATGCCAGTAGGATTCGAACCTACGACCTAGAGCTTAGAAGGCTCTTGCTCTATCCAGCTGAGCTATGGCACCAATTACTATTCAACTATACTATACTTATTACAATTTGTCAAGGGTTTTCTCGAAACCTATCTCGCTCGGGATACACAAACCATCCTGTCGCAATATATTTTTTGCCAACCAGATCTGGATTTGCTCTGTGAACATGAGTGTATGCAGCTGGCCAAATAACTAACGTCCCAGCAGTAGGCGTAAGTGCTATATCCTGATATTTGAATTCAGTTTTTCCACCCTCCTCGACATCATTCAAGTATATCATCCAAACTGCAAATCTTGCTGTAGATAATCTGCCTGACCCTTGCTCATGATGCCATTGATGAAATCCTCCGCCCGTTTCAGAGCGCTGGAATTTCCATCCTGGTATTAATATTTCATACACTGATTTACTAGTTGCATGATATGTAGTGTTATACTTGCGCCAACCACGTGCCAACGCTTCCATTATCCTATCCTCTGTCGGTTTCAATGAACCATACTTATTGGTAAATATATTCCAATCAGTTCTAGAAGAATTATCAGATAAAATACAAGCATTTCCAGGATCTGGGCGCGAAATAATATCATCTATTCTTTCACATGCCTCTTGACACTGTTCTGGTGTCAGTACGTTCGGATACGTTTCTATAAAATTAGAAGTCAAATTTAGACAACTCCCTTGTGCGAGATCCAGATGGAGTCCGCTCAAAAACAGGAACAGTATCTTGACCTGAGTCGGTGATACCTTGTTGAGCAGATAACTCTAGATCGAACAGTTTCATTTTACCACGGTCGATACCAACCATGAACCTTTTATTTATAGCAGGGTCATTATACCGATTCTTCAACTGCTTGACCATAAGTTGACCCATGTTCTCAAGTTCTTCCGTCGAGATTAGAGCAAACATCAAGTCGGCAGTCGCAGGCAGACCGAATGATTCCGAAGTATCAGTTAGATCCACATCACTGTTCGCATATCCACCACGAGTAGTTTGAGTAGCAGAAACAACAGGTAAATCAAACTCAACTGCGAACCCACGAAGTTCTTCAGCAATCGCCTTCACATATGTATAAGAGTTGACCCCTGCTCCTGCCTTGAACCGACTAGATGCACAGATATTTAGATAGTCAACGAAGATAATATCTGGACTAAAGTTGCGCTTCAATTGTAGTTCGTTTAGTAATGCTTTGAAGTGACCGACATGCGCACTGGCAGTTGGATACTCCTTGATGATCAACTTACCCTCAGTCTTTTTCTTAATCTTATCAATACGATTATCGAACATGGACTTTGACAGATCTTTAAGATCCTGGATATTAACGTTCATCAAGTTGGCATCGATACGTTCTGCGATACGTTCTTCTGCCATTTCCATGGTGATATACAGAACGTTCTTACCTTGCCCCAGCGCACCTGCTGCCATGTGACACATGAACAGAGACTTACCAACACCAGTACCAGCAAGCGCAATGTTTAGTGTCTTATTTGGCAGACCACCATTAGTAATCTTGTTAAACATGTCAAGATCGAACGGCAACTTGTTCTCAACACGATGGTAGAAGTCATATCGTGATTCCGAGTTGTCAAGATAATCATGTCCAACGTTATTGTCGAAACAAACACTCAACGCATCCTGTAGAATAGACGGAATACCATCTTGAGTATGTTGTTTATCTTCACCGTCGATAATCTGAATCGACTTCATGATTGCATTGTATACTGCCTTGTCTTTACAGAACTTCTCAGTTTCTTCTAGCAACCACTTGTCATTTACATCAAGGGAATCATCTAGATGTGTCAGTTTTTCATTGATACTTTTAAATTCATTTTCGTTTATACCACGGTCATTCTGCACCGCAATTTCAATTGCTTCGACTGTCGGAAGTGAATTATACTTCTCGATAAAATCTCTGGCATAATTAAAAATCTTGCGCTCAGAAGTATCATGGAAATATTCTGGTGTTATGAATGGAATTACCTTGCGAGCATAGTCTTCATCAGAAAACAACTTACCCAGTATAATCGTCTCGATTTTCTGCAATTTTTAAATCCTCTATCTCATCATATTCATGTGCAATTTTAATGCAACATGGTTCACACACAAACATCTCATACTCAAGACCTTCTTCGATACCGTGAAGGCAAATAGCAGGGTCATTCTTTTTCAGAACGACCCCACACTGATCACATATCTTGATTTTCGTATTCTTCTGAAATATCTTCGTCAGAAATGTCCACATTATCACCCTCCATCATTTGTCCATTACCCATGCGATAACGATTCTCAATCCATTCGCCGAACGTCGGATCGGTAAGAATCGGCATCCAGAACTCTTTGTTGTAGGTGTCATTGAGACGATACTTCTTTTCTTCGCCAACACGCTGATACCAACCATTGCTTGGTTTTACGACGTGACCAGATGCCAACGAAATATCCAACAGACCAGACCACTTGCTGATACCACCTTCGAAGGTAACTTCGATTGGGATCTTTGACTTCTCACGAACATAACGAGACTTCTCGACGTTAATGATAAAGTTATAACCAACTACCTCAGTGCCAGACTTCTCTTGTTGACGACCGATGATGAAGATATTATCTGCAGAGTAATAGATACCAGTACCACCAGACACGATTGCCTTGGGGAACATACCAATTTCCATGTAAGTATGATTGACCACGACCATAGGAATATCCTTAATGGTAAGGTGTGGGGTGATCATACGGAACAGCGACTTCATCTGCTTGGCGCGAGTCATGTCAGCAACCGACTTACCATCGAGCGCATCATCGACTTCCTTCTTGGATGCCAAGTTACCAACAGAGTCAACAACAATCATGACATTATCAGCACGTTCGAACTGATTAATTTGTTGCATGACATCATGCTTCAGTTGTTCAATGTCAGTGATTGGTGTATGGATTACCATGTCAGTATTGATGCCGAAGTTCTCAAAGTATGACTGTGGCGCACCAAACTCCGAGTCATAGAACAGGATGACACCATCGGGATACTTGTTCTGGAAACTCTGGATAAGCATCATAGCAAACGCTGTCTTAAAGTGCTTCGATGGACCAGCAAAGACAGTCAATCCTGGAGTCAATCCACCATCAAGTTTACCTGACAGAGCAACGTTCAAAGCAGGAACTGATGTTTGAATCAGATCCTTGGTACTAAACAACTTACTCTTAGAGAGAACATTAGTCTCCTTAATGGTACTGTTCTTTTTAATTTTATCGATTAGTGCATTCATGTAAACATATCCTCTAACGTGGCAACTGGTTCTGTATTCCAACCAATGCCTTCTACAATTTGTTTTAATGGTTCAAGAAAACTCTTATTGAACATTGTATTATAATCTACATACTTATGAATGTCAAGCTCTTTTGGAATTTTACCAATAAATCCAATACAATTTTCACGAATAGTATTTGGTTCCTTCAAGTATAGGAACTTAATCTTCTCGCCTTCTTGGATTGCTTCATACTTCATAGT